TTATCATGCCGAAAGGGTTAAAAGCGGGGCAGACCTTGTACGAGTGCACAACGGGGTATCAGTGGCTTATATATACGGCGGTTATGTGTACGGTATACCGAGATAACCCAAAAAGAAGAAGGTACGAGACTTGTATACTAGAGATATGCAGGAAGAACTTTAAAACGTACACAATAGGTACGCTTTTTATTATCCTGTTTATAACAGAGCCTAATTTCTCTGAGTTTTACTCAGTTGCTCCCGACGGGAAACTTTCGAGAGAGATAAAAGAGGCTATTCAAAAGACCATAAAGAGTAGCCCTTTGATTTATGAGTATCACGGCGTTAAAAGGTTTAAACTTCTAAGGGATTATATAGAGTTTGTACTTAAAGAGTCAAAGTACACGCCTCTAAATTACTCTAATAGTAACATGGACGGAAAACTCCCTAACGTTTATTGTGCGGATGAAGTCGGAGCACTCCCTAACACCTACGCAATAGAGGCCATGCAATCGGGACAGCTAAATATATTAAATAAGTTAGGTTTTATTATTTCCACCAAGTACCCAACTATCGACAACCCTATAGAGGAGTACGACAAATACGCAAAGAACGTTTTAGACGGGATCGTAAAAGACGAGTCTATCTTTGCTTTGTTATATGTTCCCGACTCGATAGATTGGGAAACAAACGACCTAGTTTTAAAGCAAGCTAACCCCGTAGCCTTAGAAGTCCCCGAAATTTGGGAGGACTTATTAAAGAAAAGAGCGAAAGCTATAGCTATGGAGTCCGCCCGTGAGAACTTCGTTACAAAGCATTGTAATATAATCTACCAAGGCGCAGGGACGGAAACATACATAGACGTTAAGGACGTGCAATCTTGCAAAGTCAATTCTATAGATTGGAGCGGAAAAGTTGTTTACTTAGGGCTAGATTTATCCGAGACAAACGATAACACTAGCGTAGCCATGCTAGGAGTAGACGACGAGGACAACGTATTAGCGGAGGTAGTGGCATTTATACCCGACGGAAGAATAGAGGAAAAGAACGCTTTCGAGAAGTTGGATTATAGGGAGTATGTAAGGAGCGGTAAGGCGATAGCCTGCGGGGACAAAGTAATAGATTATGCCGTCGTAGAGGATTATATTTTAGCCATAGAGCAACGTTTTAATGTTAGAGTACAAGCGATAGGGTACGATAGATATAACGCGCTATCAACCGCCCAAAAGCTCGAGAGAGCGGGTTATAACACAGTAGAAATAAGACAGCATAGTAGCACATTACACAGCCCTACCAAGCTCTTAAAGGAAAAAATATTATCGGGTGAGTTTCAGTACACCGAGAACAAGTTATACGAAATTAATTTCCAAAATTCTAGGTGCACTTTCGACACTAACCGAAATCTATATGTAAACAAGAAAAGGAGCAAAGGCAAGGTAGACATGGTAGTAGCGACTATTAACGCTATGTATCTATTAGAGCAAGACTATTTCCTTAACAGGGCAGACTTTACAATACAAGTTATATAAGAAAAAATCGGGAAAAACTAAAGGGTAGTATATGGTAATCTACAAATGGTATTAATCCCTTAATTTTACCCCCTTTTATGCAGAAGGGCGACTTTACAAGTAGTAGAGCCGCCCTTTTTGTGCGGAAAAATTGAGGAAAAATCGACTAATACTTTATGTTACCTTAAAAACGGTAAAGGGGGTTTTCCCATGAGTTTTAGCGATATTTTCAGAAAACGGAATATAGAGACAACTCCCCAAGTTGACGACGTTCTTTTAAACGCGATCCTTAACGGGGAGGCGATCACAAGAGAACAGGCGTTAACGTTGCCTGCGGTAAGTGGTGCGGTAGATTTTATTAGCGGTACTATAGCCTCAATGCCTGTTAAGTTGTACAAGTACAAAAAAGGCGTAGTAGAGGAACAGGACGACGACCCCCGCGTTAAGATGCTTAACACCGATACGGGCGACACCCTAGACGGCTATCAAATGAAGAAAGCCCTTGTAAAAGACTATCTTTTGGGAAAGGGCGGGTATTGCTATATCGAGCGAGACAAAAACGAAGTCGTAGCCCTTAAGTATATCCCCGATGAGTTTATCTCTATTTACCGCGACCCCAACCCCCTAGACAAGTGGTTTAGGATTTTTTGCTATGATGCGGAGTTTTACCCTTTCGACTTTATAAAGCTACTCAGAAACACCGAGGACGGAGCAAGCGGCGTTGGACTTTGCACCGAGGTAGGGAAAGCGCTCGAAACCGCCTTTAATATGCTTAAGTATCAACTTATGCTAGTAAAAGGCGGTGGAAATAAGAAAGGCTTTATTAAATCCCAACACAAGTTAGGGCAGGAAGAAATAGACCTCCTTAAATCAGCTTGGCAAAGATTATACGCAAACGATCAAAGCAACGTAGTTGTTTTAAATAACGGCTTGGAGTTTCAAGAGGCTAGCAATACCTCTGTAGAAATGCAGTTAAACGAGTCTAAGAAAGCCTTGCAAGACGAGATTAACGATATTTTCCACATATCGGGCGACTACTACGAGACGTTTAAGAAAGCAATTTATCCCATAGTTAGAGCTTTTGAGACAGCGCTAAACAGGGATTTATTGTTAGAGAAAGAGAAAGGTAAATACTTCTTTTCTTTCGACGTTTCCGAAATCCTCAGAGCAAGCGTTAAAGAGAGATACGAGGCTTATAAGATCGCTAAAGAGATCGGCTTAAAGACCATTAACGAACTTAGGAGAGACGAGCACCTTAACGCTATCGAAGGTTTAGACGTGGTAGACTTCGGACTCGCGTCTGTTCTCTACGACGTAAATACGCATGAATACTACACCCCTAACACGGGAGCGGTTAAAGGTGATATTAGCGTATCAGAGGACGCAGACGGAGAGACAAGCGAAACCGAACATATCGAAGTATAAGGAGGCAATATGGTTACATACGACGATTGCAGACAGTTTAACGAACACGATTACAAAGGCGTTAGCACCGACGACAAGCCGACTAACTGCGCCGTTAACTCCACCTTTTGGGAGCTTGATACAAACGATAAGTATTATTTTGACGGCGAGACTTGGGCAAAAATCGGAGCTTAACCCTAAGTAAATACTAAAGAAAGGAGGGTTAAGGCGTGAACGTAAGAATAAACGAAAACTCCGTAGAAATCGAGGGCTATGTTAACGCGGTTGAGAGGACTTCTAAGAAGTTGCGCGACCGTCTCGGGGAATTTATCGAGCGTATCAAAGTTGGAGCTTTTAAAAGAGCTTTAGAGCGTGCCGAGGATGTTCGATTACTTCTAAACCATGATTGGACAAGGGATTTAGGCGGCATTTCAGACGGCAACCTCGAACTATACGAAGATGCGATAGGTTTACACGCTAGAGCCACGATTACGGACAAAGAAGTAGTCGAGGAGGCAAAGCGCGGAGAGCTTAGAGGGTGGTCTTTTGGTTTCACCGATAGAGACGTAGAAAACGGCGAAGAAAACGGCGTAACAGTAAGAAATGTTAAAGACTTAGACCTCTACGAAGTATCACTAATTAATCGCGCAAAAGTACCCGCCTACGATGGGACTTTAGTAGCGGTTAGGAGCGCAGACGATAGCAAAGCGCTTAACGTCGGAGATATTCTCGAGAGCGAAGTAAACACCCGAGAGGAGACTCCCAAAAAAGATAATCACGCGGCAGAAAATAACGGCGCGATTGATTATAGCAAGTACAAAGAAATCATAGAAGAAATGAAAGGAGATTAAAAGCTATGAACTACAAAGGACTTGTGGAAAAGAAAAACGACCTTGTAACTCGCGCCGAGGCTATTCTTTCGGACGCAGAAGTAAACACCCGTGAACTCACGGACGACGAGGCACAGGAACTCGCAGAAATCCGCGACGATGTACGCAAGATTAAGGAGGCTCTTAAGATTGCGGACGAAATCAAAGAGGAAAAGCAAGAACTGAAAGAGGAGGAAAGCGAAGAAATGAGAGAGAACGCTTGCACCAACGAGGAGAACGAGCGCAGAGCGTTTGAGAACTATGTACGCGGCGTTGTTCTGAATGAAAGAACAGATTACAACATGACGAAAGCGGCTAACGGTGCGGTTATCCCCGCGACTATCGTAAACAAGATTATTGCAAGGGTTTATGATATTTGCCCTATTCTCGAGAAATC